CTGAGAATGTAGCAAACAGAACACTTCTAACATTAGACTTGGATTATGTTCAGGGTGATATATGGTCAAGCATAGAGCTATTATGGGATTTTGCAGTTACTATGTATTCAACTCATACACATGCACCTGACAATCAAAGATTGAGGCTCGTAATACCTTTAGCAAGACCTGTACTCCCTGACGAATACCAGGCAATATCAAGAATGATTGCAAGTGATTTAGGTATAGATCAGTTTGATGATACAACTTATGAACCTTCAAGACTTATGTACTGGCCATCAACTTCAAGTGATGGTGAATATGTATTTAAGGTGCAGGATTTACCATGGCTGAATCCTGATGATATCTTAGATAGGTATACTTTTGGATGGCAGGATGTAAGCTACTGGCCTGAGAGTTCAAGAGCACGAGCCAAGATAAGCACAGCTATAAAGAAGCAGGAAGACCCTTTAAATAAGAAAGGTGTTATAGGTGCTTTCTGCAGAACCTATTCAATTTCGGAGGCAATAGAAGAATTTTTGAAGGATGTATATGTACCTGGTGCGGATGAAACCAGGTACACCTATGCAGAAGGTTCAACAACTGGCGGTGTCGTTGTTTATGAAGATAAATTCAGCTACAGCCATCACGGGACAGACCCAGCTTCAGAGATTTTGTGTAATGCCTTTGACCTTGTAAGAATACACAAGTTCAGTGATTTAGACGAAGATAGCACAAAATCAGGAAGTGAATTGCCTAGTTTTAAGAAGATGTCTGAACTTGCTATGGATGACCCCAGAGTAAAACTACTTATGGGTAAAGAAACAATGGAATCAGCAAAAGAAGATTTTACAACAATCCAACAAGATCCAGAAGCATGGCTAAATGAACTTTCCTACAATAAGAATGGAACCTTAAAATCAGTGGCTTATAACTTTGTATTAATAATATCTAATGATGAAAATTTAAAAGATAAGATTGGTTATAATGAATTTTCAAATAGAATATGTGTATTGGGGCAGTTACCTTGGAGAAAAAAAGGCGACCTTAATGATTGGGAGGATAGTGATGATAGTTCACTAAGAATTTATATATCAAAGATATGGGATATCCAATCAAAACAGAATTGTGATGATGCTCTCAAAGAAGTTGTTAAAAAACATTCATTTCATCCTGTAAGGGAATATCAAAATCCTTTAAAATGGGATGGTATCAAAAGAATAGATACTTTACTTATAGACTATATGGGTGCTGAGGACAGCGAATATGTGAAATTAGTAACTAGAAAATGGATTTGTGGTGCTGTGGCAAGAATATTTGTACCAGGAATAAAATTTGACTATATGCTTGTTTTAACTGGTCCACAGGGAATATACAAAAGTACTTTTTTTAGAACACTGGCGAAGGATTGGTTTACTGATTCTATCCAAGACGTAGAAGGTAATCAAGCTATAGAAAAACTAATGAATTCCTGGATTATTGAATTTGGAGAGTTACAGGCACTCAGCAGGACTGAATCTAATGCAGTCAAAAGATTTATAACTTCTCAAGAGGATAGGACAAGACTTGCCTATGGTAAAAGAACGTCCTATTTAAAAAGGCAGTGTGTGTTTGCGGGAACCACGAATAAGCATGACTTTTTAAAAGATGATACAGGTGATAGAAGATATTGGCCAGTGGATGTAAAAAGAGAAGGAAGGACTAAAAGTGTAAAAAATGATTTGCCAAGAGAAGTAGATCAAATATGGGCTGAGGCTTTAGAACTATGGAAAAATAAAGAAATGATCTATCTTACAGAAGAGCAGGAGAAGCTTGCCGCAAATGCACAGGAAGAACACAAGGAAATTAATGAGAAAGAAGGAGTTATATTAAAATACTTAGAAACTTTATTACCTGTTAATTGGGATGAAATGGACATCTTTAGAAGAAGAGATTTTCTAGACGGAACTGATTTACAGGAAGGTGAAATCAAAAGAGATAAGGTATGTGTTCTTGAAATATGGTGTGAATGCTTTGGAAAAAACAAAGCTGATATGAAAAAATCTGACTCCATTGAACTTAATAATATTTTAAATAGGTTGAAAGGCTGGGGTAAATCGAATGCAGGAACAAGATTTAAACTTTATGGAAAACAAAGATATTATGCCAGAAATATAGAAAGTGGAACAAAGTAACAAAGTGGAACAAAGTTTGTTCCACTTGTAAAGTATATGAATGAAGGGGTAGAGGGTAATTGGAACAAAGGAACAAACTTTTTCTAAAAAGATATAATATGTATATATTAAAAGACAAAAATGTGTATGTGTACGCGCGCGTATGTATTATTGATATTATAGAGAGAAACTTGTTCCGTTTGTTCCAAAAAACATTAAACACATTGATTTTAAAGGGTTTATATGATGGAACAAACTATTTATGAATTTTTAGGAGGTATTTATAAAATGAATAAGCACGAAAAAATAATAAAAAAAGTTCTTGAAGAAAACAGAAAAAGATTTATAGAAAATAACAAACAAAAGGCCATAGATAAAATAACAAAAGAAATAAAGGCACGAGTTGAGAGTGATAAAAATGTTAGAAAGTGTTATTGAGAAAAGATTAAAAAAAGAAATAGAGAAGATAGGCGGAAAAGCATTAAAGTTTGTTAGCCCAGGAATGTCTGGAGTACCAGACAGAATTGTTTTAATGCCACATGGCAGGATTGTTTTTATAGAGCTTAAAGCACCCGGTAAAAAGAGAAGAAAGCTTCAGGAGTATAGAGCCATGGAGTTGAAAAAGTTAGGTTTTAGAGTTGAATGCATAGATTCCATAGATGGAGTTCAAGAATTTATAAATGGACTTTAGCGCATTTTTGAGCAAAAGTGAAAGAAGGTGATATTATGAAATTTATACCCTATGAATACCAGAAATATGCAATTAATCACATCACAGAACATGCAGCATCAGGATTATTTTTGGACATGGGCATGGGTTGAGATTGGAAAAACGGTATCAACTCTAAGAGCAGTAGATGAATTATTGTTTTTAGGTGATGTTAATAAAGTTTTAGTCATAGCTCCTTTGAGAGTAGCAGAGGACACATGGAGTATGGAAGTCCAAAAATGGGATCATCTAAAGAGTTTAAAAATATCAAAAGTCCTTGGAACACCTAAACAAAGAGTTAAAGCCCTTGAAACAAAAGCAGATGTTTATGTAACTAATAGAGAAAATGTTGATTGGTTGGTTAAATATTGTTTTAATAGATGGCCATTTGATATGTGTGTCATAGATGAATTAAGTTCTTTTAAAAGTTCTAAGGCAAAGAGGTTTAGATCCTTGAAAAAAGTAAGACCCTATTTTAAAAGAATAGTTGGACTTACAGGAACACCAGCACCTAATAGTTTAATTGATTTATGGCCACAAGTTTATCTACTTGATGGTGGCAAAAGGTTAGGAAGAACAATAGGCAGTTATAGAGAACAGTATTTTACTCCAGGTAATAGAAATCAATTTGTAGTTTATAACTGGAATTTAAAAGAAGGTGCAGGAGAGGCTATTGAAAATAAAATAAGTGATATTTGTGTTTCTATGAAAGCAAAGGATTATTTAGATCTACCTGAAAGAATAGATAATGTTATAGAAATTAACTTACCTGAAAAAGCAAAAGATAAATATAAAGAGTTAGAAAAGGATCTTGTATTAGAACTAGGAAAAGAAGATATAACAGCAGCAAATGCAGCAGTACTTACAAACAAATTATTACAAATGTCGAATGGAGCTATCTATTCAGAAAAACATGAAGTTGTTGAAATTCATCAGGAAAAGTTAAAAGCTTTATTAGATATAATTGAAACAGCAAATGGAAAACCAGTTTTAATATTTTACAGTTTCAAGCATGACTTTAATAGAATAGTTGAATTTCTAAAATCTAAGAAGATAAAAGCAGTAGGTTTAAAGGATTCAAGAGATATTAAAAAATGGAATGAAGGTAAAATCCCTATTCTTTTAACACATCCTGCAAGTGCAGGTCATGGTTTGAATCTTCAATACGGAGGAAATATTATTGTTTGGTTTGGTCTTACATGGAGTCTTGAATTATATCAACAAGCAAATGCAAGATTACACAGGCAGGGGCAGAAAGAAACAGTTATTATAAACCATATTGTTTCAAAAGATACTGTGGATGAAGATGTTATGAGGTCTTTAGAGAATAAAGAAATAAATCAAGATATATTGCTTGAGGCCGTAAAAGCTAGAATTCAGGAATATAAAATAGGGGGATGATGGAGTTGACCAAGGAGGAATTGATGGCATATAGAAATATATCGGCTGAAATAGATCTTCTTAAAGAGCAGATGGCAAATGTAGAACCTGAATTTACCAAAGATTCAGTAACTGGTTCAGATACAGAATTTCCTTTTACAAAGCATAGTATAAAGATTTCAGGTTATGATATACAGAATTATGAGAGAAGACTTTTAAGATTAAAGAATAGAATAAATAAAAAATACGTTGAACTTGTTGAGGAAAAGGATAAAATAATGAATTTTATTTATGGCATAGATGATAGTAGAATAAGACAGATTCTTATTTATAGATATATTAATGGCCTATCTTGGAAAGATATAGGTGAGAGAATGAAGTATGGTACAAGTACAATCAGATTAATTCATGGTAATTTTATGAAAAGATTAGCACCCATTAGCACATCACAGATGTTATAATAATATTGTGTAAGATTATAAATAAAAATTAAAACTATATTTTGTGTGCAGGCACTTAGTTAATTCTAGGTGTCTTATTTTTATATTTAAAAGGAGGGAGTGTATGAGTTTTTATAAATCGACAGCCTGGAAGAATAAACGTAAGAGAGTACTTAGGCGTGATGGCTACAAGTGTCAGGAGTGTAAGAGGTATGGCAAGAGTGTAACAGCAACTACAGTACATCATATTGAACCACTTAAGGACAAACCTGAGTTAAGACTTGAAGGTAGTAATCTTATAAGTCTGTGTGACAAATGCCACGAACGTATGCATAACAGGGATACAAATACATTGACACCTCTTGGTGTTGAATGGGTGAGGAGGAAGAATGGTGGAAGAAGAAAAGAAGGAATATGAAATTAATATTTTATATAAGAATGGTGTGAGTGAAAGCATAAGAGTTGAGCTGGATAAGAAGACTTTGGATAATCAATTACAAGTTATAGGGATGTGCTATAAGGAAAATCAACCAGGATTCTTATTGCTTAATGGAATTTTTGTTAAGATTTCAGAGACATGTCAGATTGAAACCAAAGAGATCCCCCCCACTCTCAACGCAAAAATAAAAATGGTCCAGGGAACGGTGTAGGGGAAGAACTTCCAATAGAGCAATTTTTTTAGCAAGGGGGTGTTAGAGTGGCAAAGACAAAAAGAGCTATGGAAAATGAAGTTAAAAGAGAAATGAAGAAGCTTGGTACCTATAAAAAAGAATACGATAAAATAATAAAAATTTATGCTGGTATGCTCTGGCAGTATCAAATGTTTGAACAACAATTTGAAGAAAGTGACTACAAGATAACTGAACAGTATACTAATAAAGCAGGAGCAACAAATGAAAGAAAAGTCCCCCTTTACACAGCTATGGAAAGTCTACGAAAAGACATAGCTTCTTACTCTGATAAACTGCAGTTAAATCCTAAAGCTAATAATTCTACTGGTGGTAGTGGAAAGAAACAATCTAAATTAGCAGATGCTTTGAGTGGTATGAAATGAAATATAAAAATTATGATACTGTAATGGAGTATGCTAACAGTATCGTTGAAGGTAGGAAGATAGCTTGTAAAGAGCAGATTCAAGGTTGTCAGAGGTTTCTCAGGGATTTAGAAAATCCAGACTATGAATTTAGTCCTCATGATGCAGAATTTGTTATTGGAATTATTGAAAAAACTTTTGTTCATGCACAAGGTGAGAGGTTAGACGGTACTCCATTGAGAGGGACACCATTTTTATTAGAACCATTCCATAAATTCCAGGTGTATAATCTGCTTGGCTTTTTTCATAAGGGTACAAAGATAAGGCGCTTTAAAGAGGCATTTATTTATATACCTAGAAAAAATATAAAGACAAGTTTTGCTGCAGCTCTTGCCTGGTCATTAGGTATACTTGGAAGAAAAAGTGGAAGTAAGGTTTATATAGTGGCAGCAGCTTTAAAACAATCTCTTGAAAGTTTTAACTTTATAAATTTCAACCTTGACCAGATGGGCGAAAAAGAAAACTTTCGAGTTATAGATAATAACCAGGAGCACAGTATTCAGGGTGAGTTTGATGATGGTTCATTATTTATTCAGGCTTTAGCGGCGAATCCAGACAGGCAAGATTCATTAAATTGTAATATAGCTATAGCGGATAGACTTTTGTCCCATAAGTTAGAAATAACTTATTGAAAATTAACCAAAATCGGTGAAAACTAAAATTGTAATATTGCACTTACTGATGAAATAGTGTGTAATTATTTATAGAAGGTGAGTGTATGAATTCTGGCATATATGTAATAGAAAATATAGTGAATGGTAAAAAATATATTGGTCAAACTATAAATTTATTGCAATCAAGTTAACACCGAGGTAAAGCACATTTTAAAAGATGTGGCTCACCGTAACGCATAGGGATTGAACCTATGCTTTTTTGTTTTAAAAAGCATAGAATAAAATATCCCCACGAGTGGTTAACACCCTACAAGTAATGTTGAGGGTGATGATATATGCTGACCTTACAGGAAACTGTAAGAACTAAAGGATAAAAAGCCTTTAGGATAACAATGTGGAAATACACGCTTATAAGACACCTAAGCAGTACAACATAATTAAAGAGGCAATGAAAGCTTATACGAATAAGTTGATGATAGGTATAACTACTGCTGGTGATGATATGAATAGTTTTTGCTATCAGAGGCTACAATATTGCAAGAAAATTCTTGATGATACTGTAAAAGATGAAGCTTATTTTGTTTTTATCTGCAAAGCTGATGAAGATACAGATACAGGAGAAATTGATTATACAAATCCTAAAATACATGAAATGGCTAATCCTGCTTATGGAATTTCTATAAGGCCAGAAGATATTATGAATGATGCAATGCAGGCACAGAATGATCCGCAGCAAAGAAA